AGTGCTGATGGCTACGTTGTTTGCGGAAGGGAGATAAATCCCGTTTGTAGGGGCGCTGCTGCTGGTTGGAATAAAATTTGGAGCCGTTAATCCATTGGAGCTAAAAGTAACAGTATTAACGCCATTGGCCGTAAATTTAACTTCTCCTGCTCCGCTACGATAAAAACCAGTATCTAAATCCTGCGCAAACGTAATTGTTGGGGCTGAAACAGTTCCATCGGGAAAATTTTCCCCTGCGTAAATATAATCGGCGCCAGCCATAATAACGCCGAAGAATGATTGACCACCGGTTGGCGCAGAACTGAAAATAATATTTCCGCCACTAATCCTGAAACCTGTGGCGCCAGTATCGTCAGGTTTTTGAATTACACCATTAACAGAAATAAGGCACTGGTTGGAGGACTGGGGTCCGGGCACCGGTGCCACGCCGTTTACGAGCAGTGCAAACGAAGTGGTTACACCATCAAAACCAGAACTGATATTGTCAATGTTCCGGTATTCCTGTTGAGAAAGAACAGGACTGTTGCCCAGGTAAGCCATTTTGTTTCTACTTCTTATCTACTATTGTATTAGGACCTGATACTGCTGGTTGCTTCGGCCACCGAATTGCATTTAAATTACTGGATTTAAACGTTTGTGGTAAGTCTCTAAGAATCTGCCGATAAGCAGACCATGCGGACTGATCTACAGTCGATCCTGGCGTCATAGTCCAATCAGTCGATTCCAAAAGATAATCTCGCTTTTTGCGTACAATCTCCCAAGACGTATCTTTTTCTAGCAAAATCTCGCCTTTAAATACACTGCGTTGCAACCGATCAACTTCTTTTCGCAGTTGATCTTCTTTGGTCAGCAAAAGAAACTCAAGCCGTTCAATTTTTTTATAAAGAACAGCAATATCACCAACGCTGGTAAGTCCCATTGTTAGGTCTGTTCAAGATAGCTAACAGAAATGTCTAAAGCGGTAGAGGTATCTGACCTGGCACGGAGAACGTCACTAGGCTCCATGATTAACTTACTTCCGCTAATAATTTCAAGCGAAGAGCCCGAAGGAACCGGAGCGTTTCGGATTAAATAAACATCGTCACCGGTGTTAGTAACTAAATAAATGTCGGTATTTGAACTGGTACCGGTTTTATTGGAAACAAGAATACTGAGAAGAATGATCGTAGATGAGGCGCCAGCCGACAAGACGTTGGTGGTCGCGTTAGATACGGCATCTGTAACCAAACTAGATTTGGTTTCGATTTTAAAAGTATTAGCCATATCAGCTCAGGGCTACGATAAGTGCAAGGTTGTCGGTTGAAGTGAACGTCCCGTTTACAGTTAAGTTACCTGAAACGATCGCGTTACCGGGGATGGTTACTGAACCAGCTGAATCTATTGTAAGCCTAGCAACACCACCTGTCACCAGTGAAATTTGATCCGCGCCAGAGCTAATGATGCCTGTATTAGGATCACTGGCAAATTTTAAAGCACAGCTACTGAGAGAACCCAAAGAAAGAGCAGAATTAGTGCCGTCTTCCCGAAGTAAAGGGAAGCCGCCCACTAGGGAAGCATTATGGACAACACAAGTTTGTTTAACAGTATCAACGGTAACTTCACCTACAGCACCTGTAAATGTTGAGGTTTCAACAGTTGTGCCACGACGGAATTGTACTTGAGTTGCCATAATCTTATCCTAATGCAAGTGCAATTGCAGTTGCAAAGTCCTGTGTGGAGATGGTGCCACTCTCATTGGGGACCGTCATGGTTCGGGTGGTTGCAGTTGAGATACCGGAACATTCAAATGCAAGTTGTTTCGTGGTATCTCCGTTGTCTTGAACTCTAAACACTGAATCAGATACGGAAACTGCTGTATCCAGAAGAACCGTACCCGTTACATCAGGGAACGTAATAGTACGATTTCCCGTTAATGTAGCAGACGTCAAAGTAACAGATCTGTTAGATGTTCCGTCAGCACGACCTTGGACAATAATTCCGTCTTGCGTAGCGGCTTGGCGAAATGTTTGACCAGTGGCATTGGTAAATGTATTGGCACCTGTAAAGGCATTGTTAGACCCAATAAATGCCAGTGTCCCATCTTCATCCGGAACAGTTACAGTGCGTGTCGTGCCCGTATTAATTCCAGCAGCGCTGAAAGCAATTTGTTTAGTAATATCTGTCGTATTTCGGATTCTGAATCCACTGTCATTTGTAGTAATCCCAGTGGAAGTTAGAGAAGTTAGTCCAGTAAGCGTGGTAGAACTGCTTCCAAGTGCAATAGCAGTAGATCCAACAGTAATTGAGCTGTTTGCCAGCTGGGCATTCGGTATGGCGCTGGTGCCGAACTCACCTGTAGTGCTGTTGTAGGTTAGACCGGATCCGGCGGCCACGGAAAGGCTGGTGAGAAGCGCAACCGTACCGGAAGCATCCGGAAATGTAATCGTCCGATCAACAGTGGGGTCAACTACCTGCAGGGTGGTTTCGGCAGTATCCGCTGTTGAACCCTCAAATATGATTGCACCGGGCTCAAGATTTAAACTTCCAGCTGCTCCTGCTCCGCCACCTACATTTATAAAGCTGCTGGCCGTTACACTTGTGATCGAAAATGCTGTTACGGTACCACCGAGAGAGACTGAGGTGCTCCCAAAGGTAATAGCACTATTAGCTAATTGAGAATTTGGAATAGCGCTGGTGCCAAACTCACCAGTCGTACTGTTGTACGTTAATCCGGAGCCAGCAGCAACACTAAAATGTCCACGAACTTCACTGGCAGACGGTCCAGTGTATGTAATGACACCTGTTGAGTTATCGTAACTTAAGGAGCCATCGCCACCGGAATCCGTAACAGAAATCTGTTGACGAATGTTGGCAGCAGTGACGACGCTATATGTAAATGCACCGGTGGAATTATCATAAGCAAGGCTTCCGAAACCGCTGCCGCTATTAGCAGCGCTGAAATGCGCCCGAACTTCACTGGCGGAAGGTCCAGTATAAGTAATAACGCCAGTCGTGTTGTCGTAAGCTAACGACCCGTCACCACCGGAGTCTGTAACCGAAATGGATTGCCGCGCCCGCAGCTGGGTAAAGTATTGATTAGTTCCTTCCGCAAGATCAGTTGTAGAGTTGCCTGCCAGGTCGAGTTTATCTGTCGGAGTGTTTACCTCCTGAAATAAACCACTAACTAGACAAATCGCCTTCCTAGTTGCCATTTTGTATACCAACGAGGCCCATCTTGAGCACTAAGAATGAACCAATTGCTGCTTCCATCTTAACAAGGGTCTGGTTTTTAGCCCAAACGAATTGGTGGAGATAATTGAACAATTAAACTACTTGCTGTTGAAGCTTCTCCAACTCGAGTTAAATATTGCCCCGCACCCGATGGAGGTGTCGTTGCAATTGATCCTGCTCCAGCAGCTGATAAGTAATAAGTATCTCCGGCATCCAGTCCAGACGTAGATAAAATACCTACAACCAAAACATCAACTTCTTCGCCAGCAAGCTTCGTTGTTCTTGCAAAACCAACAACAGTTGCCTCGTCCAAAGTAGAATTTCCAATAGCCAAACCAACTCGACCGTCAGATGTCCGGCTATATAAGGCTTGACCTTGGTTGACGGCTTCAAATGTTAAAGCTCGAAATCCAACAATATTATAAACAGTAAAAATGGCCATTGTTGACTTCAGGTCAATCAAAACCTCGGTCAACCCTTCATTATTTGGAGCGTATGGACTGTAATTACTAATTGCAGACATTACGCTAAGAGCACAGGCGGTTGAATCTGAATACTAAAGTTTGTCGTTGTTGCCCCTTCGCCCACTAAACTTACGTATTGACCCGCCGTGGAAGGAGGTGTCGTTGTAATTGCGCCAGCAGTTGTACTTAAGTAGTATAAATCTCCAGGATCAATTGCAAATGGCATTGATTTTAAGCCAGCAACAAGTACTTTTACAGTGTTTCCGCTAGTTGCGTTTGCATTAGCAAATCCAACAACAGTGGCTTCATCAACAGTTCCATCTGCTTGAGACAATCCAACTTGTCCGTCGCTTGAACGCATATATAGTGCAGCACCCTCTGTAACGGTTTCAAATGCAGTCGCATCAAAGCCGACCCGCGCGGGGGTATAGATAGGAAACCCATCTTTAAGGTCGATCAGCGCGTCCACCAAGCCCCTGTAATTGGGTTCATACGGCCGGCGCGTCATTGTAAATGCATTGGCCGTCATGATATCGACCAAAACCGCAATAGCGCCTTCTATATTGGGTTCGTATCCAGTTGCCATCTACTAGAATCCGCGTGCTAACATTCTAAGTTGCTAAGTACTTTAGAATAGAAGAAAAATATAATTGTTAAGTGACTCCAGAATTGATCGCCGCTGTGCTCTCTGGAGCAATAGGTGCTTTTGCTGGCCTTTCGAGAGCATTGAATAACTTTAATCGCCGGATTGAACGCCGTTTTGAAAGCATTGAACGGAACTTGGATGGCCTCCAAGACCGAGTAATCCGTGATTACGTTTTAAAAGAAGATTTTCTTCGCGAAGTCCAGGCTGTTCACACAAAATTAGACAGAATTTTAGACCACATCCTCAACCATCCTCATTAATTACACTGCAACCCAACCAGAGGTGGCCGAATCGTACATAAATAGCCCAGGAACTAATTTGTCATAGTGGAGTTGACCATCTACAGGGTTGACCGGCTTGCCATTACTGTTAGAAGCAACGGCATAAGGTGTAATCCATGACGTACCGTCATATAGCTTAAAAATTTGAGTGCTTGATTGATCTAACCAAGATTCCCCTTTTGAAAATGAAGTAAAGCCAACGGCCGGAGTATTAGGTAGAGAAGCTCCAATAAATGTCGGCCCAATCTTAATAAGACCTGTCGAGGGACTCGCAATATCATCAGCAAAGTAAAGCCCAGGGTCTGTTGAATTGATATTAATTGCGATTTCGCCTATCCCCAAACGGGTGGGAAATGGGCGATCATTTAGAACCGTAGAGCGCCTTGTGAGGATTTGAACGGCCATTGTTAAGTATTAATGTATAAACCACCGTCAACGACGGTGTTTTGTCCCGTCAAGGGAGAATATGTGTCACAGTCTATCGTACTTGTCTGCGCCACGGTTTCAAGAGGGTCGCCATTGCGATAAAGACCACCAATAATTAATCCAAACTCAAAATCTGATACATAATTCACCAATGGTTTATCTAAATAACCAAATTTGGCATCTTCTAACTGAGTAGGCTCAATATTGTAGATTTTGCTCATCATAGTGAGCAATCTATTGGATGTATTGACGGGCACACCATCCCGATCAAGAGATCCGTCAGCTGCGCGACGTAAATTATCAGTTAAAAACATAGTGGGCAGCTCTGGATTGAAATTTGCCACTTGTTCAGGCTGATTTCTTGATCCCGTGACGAGCGAACCGCCAATAAACGGTAATCCATACTCCATGGAAGTCAATCTTTCGGCGGCAACCTTTAATGAATCATTTTCTTTCCTAAAATTTTCATAAAAAACATCAAGTGCCGCACCAACTGGTTTATCACTCGGCTCCAATATCCAGGAACTTACAAAATCGTGCTCACGAAGGTTGCTCACCGTGACATAACCACTAGTTGTTTCGCTAAACGGGTATACAATTACAAAATTATTTTTATCAATGACAGAAGTAATCGTATATTGCCCGGAAATAGCATTACCACTCGTGAAATCTAGCTGAACTTTGGTATTGGCAGATAGCCCATGATCATTAGCGGCAATTGTAATATTTGGACCGGACTGAGAGTAAGTTGCGGCTACAGCAATTGGCTCATTTCCTTCATCATGGACCAATGAGAACATTGCAGCATAGATGTGTTTACACCAACGAGCTTGGTAATAAGCCAGGTTTGGATACGAATATTCACTTATATCTTGGTAATTCGGAAGTTGATAAAAATTATTAACGACGGTATAGCCTAAATCAGCAAAGGTACCTGGTATGTCTCGTTCATTACTTAAGCTGTTGTCGTCATTTTGTACCTGACCAGGCTTTGTAGACGTGATTGATGTTACCGGGAAACGTTTACTGGTCGAATCATTATATAAATCGTAGCTATCGCGACGTAGAAAATCTTGGCATGTACATTGCCAACGTAAATCTGTTGTTAAAAATCGACCAACCGCAAAGCCTCGCTGCGCTGGAACAGTAGTGACATATTTTGTTTCATTTGTAATCGTACCATAGCTGTCAACACGTTGAAAAATAATCTCATTGGTGGTAGCGTCAATACCAGTGACGGTGTAACCTACATAGTCGTCATAACGATAACCGGAAATTAATCTACTGACTGTTAAATTTCCCGTTGTGGCGCCAGCTGCAATTGTAGCAATCTCTAATTGAGTTGCATTTAGAACCGTTACATTATATTGACCCGATTCAACCGAACCACTAGAAACAGATATAAAAATCCGATTACCCGTCGATAAACCGTGAGCGGAAGAACACGTAATTGTAACCGTGCTTCCAACACGGGAGTATGTCGCGGATATGCCGGGATCTTTCTCAATTACACGATCTACTAATCTTTCACCAGCAAAAAACGAAGCTGCTGTCGGAATAGAATCTAATTGCACCCGTGTAGTTGTCCAACGAGTGTCTGAGAAAACAGTAGATAAATAGTAAATAACGTTACCTGTCGTGGTAACTGGACTAGACGCAACAAGCGTAAAAGTATTTTGGGTTGTTACTCCAACTGACAGTGTTGCGTCTACACCAGCACCAGTTAAAAAGTCGACATAAACTGATTCACCCACCAATAGGCCGTGGTCTGACTTTGTAATTGTGATCGCTGTACCACTCTGACTATATGTGGCAGTAACAGCCTCTCCCAGGTAACGTACTGCGCGAATCGGTAAGCCGTAACTATGGAAATTGAAGCCGTTTGCATCCCGCATGGCAACAATTTGATCACCAACTCTTTTATCAGTAGTTGGAAATGTAAAAATTCTGGCCGGTATAAAAACTCCAGGATATTGTTGAAATGCACAATAAATTCTGAAGTCACCACGATTACTTCTTTCGGTTTCTAGTGCCCCAAGAACACTTTGAGTGATGGTATACAACTCATATCCTCGCCGCCACCGTGTCCAAAGAGAGTCGTAATCATAAAAGCGAATACGACTTCTAATTTTCTTGTTTGCCGGTGAAAATTGATATTTTTGAACTTGCTTTACGTAATCTTCAACTTGTTTAAATTGCTTCGCATCACTAAAATTGTCAAAGGATTTACCGTTAAATCCTTGATTTAACGATGAACCAAATCCGCCAACATTAGACGGCATCAGAAATTAATAGTATCCGGATTGAACGTTAACGTAAAAACCACCGGTCAGTGCTGTCGCACCACTAGTAGCAACGTAGAGAGCTTGCCCCCTCTGGAGAATTAAACCGCGAATTTTAGGCGACGTTGTGCTGTTGGCACTGGTAAAACTAGCACCAGCTTGAACAACAGGGTGGTTGATAAGCGGTAAAACGTTATTCAGAGTAAGGCTGTAATTCTGATTCTCGTATGTGGCGGGGATACTTGCTACAAATAAGGGGAAAAATTGGTTGGTATTAGTGATCGTACCTGTGTTTACAAGATAAAAACAAAAATCAACCGGGAGTCTGCAGCTGACGTTACCGGTAATTGGACCCGCTACGCTCGGAATTGTTCCCGTGAATGTGGTCGGGGTTACTGCAGTAACGGTGACCGCCTGGTCAATTGGCGTAGTACCAGAGCTATAGGAAGTGAAATCTAAATAAACTTTTTGCCCAACTTGTACATTGTGGCCAGTCGCAATAGTAACGACTACGTTAGTGCTATCGGCTGAGTAAGTTCCACTGGTCGCTGCAATTGCGTCGATAAATTCAATATTTCGCTTGCTGTATTGAAACCAAATCTCATCAATATACGCACCGCTAATCGAGGTATCGGTCAGCGCCGAATCAACATCAAATACTTTAGTAGCATTACCAACGGCGGTTGGCACCAGACTGGTAGAAAACGCTTGGCCAGAAGCAACGGTCACCAAAGTTGAAGCGGTGGCCGGACGGTCAACCAAAAGCGGTTGCTTGTTGGAACTCGATGAGGACATGAACCTTGGGACGCTGTCTCTGACTAAACTTTATTGTAGCGCAACTGCCTTCTTAGCTTCTTTTTGCTTTCTTCGCGTAGCTAACCACAACCGAAAATATTGAAGTTCAGCTTGAGTGTAGAGCTCAGGATTTTTCAGCGCCTTTTTTACCAGTTTTTTCTTTTTCATCGTTTTTACGCCCCCGATTCTTTTCTTCCATCCTAACGCGAGCTTTTTTTACCGCTTCCTTGCGGCGTTCTTTATCACCTTTTGGGGGGCCTTCTTTTTCCTCTTGCTTCTTTTTGAAGTGCGCCAGAAGTTCTGGGGGCATCGAACCTTTTTTAGACATAATTATTTATGAGCCACCAAGGCGGTAGGGAGAAGCACTGTAAGAAAGATACTGTGAAGAAGGAGATTTACTCGTTGTTTCAGGTGAATATTTCAATCTTGTTGATTCTTCAGCCATACTGCTTGTTGAAGTCATAGGCGATAATCTGTCACCAGCCATGCGAAATCCGCTTGCGCCGCCAACTTGTTGTGCAGCGGATTCTCTTACCCGACGTACTAAATCATTAGCCGGGACTTGTACACCAAAATCTTGTTTTGGTCCGCTGTACATCACTTTAGACAGGTCTGTATCTGAACCTGACTCACCAAAAAATTTTGTACTCGAGTTGAATTCAGGTCCAGATCCAGGTTGAACAGATTTACCCATAGCTAAAACGAGGAGACAGGGGTAGGTATGCTGATGTCCATATTACGAAGTTCAGCGCCTCCCACATAAGGAGCCGGTAAAATTGGTGGATTACCAGTACTACCTATTAAGTTTAAATTAAATGCATCCCCAGCAAGTCGAGATTTACGTTCTCGTGGTAAACGACTACCTACCGCAAAATAGCCACCTTCGGTTGGAATAAGACCCTGAAAGTCTCCTTGATTCGTGGCAAGCGGAGCTTCGTACGGTCGGCGGTTCTCCCGTATACCTAACATATATCCCAGCTTGACTCCAGCTCTATCCATTTTGTTTTCTCCTGGAAGCTAATTCCACTGCGCGACGCGCTCGCTTTGCGCGTTCAGTATTGGGGACAAACTGTTTACCTTCACGAGACATGGTTTTTTTCTTTTCATCCGTTTGGCGACGCTCTTCAGGCGACAACTTAGCCCAAGCTGATTCTGGAAGGTACCGTTCGGTACTCTTTTTACCAGGTTCGATGGCCTTATCCGCAGTCATTCTTGGATTGAACCCCCGTAAAGCCACGCATCACAGGTACGTGATCCAGCGCATTTGAATTTAAAAAGCTGACAATACCCTAAATTTGCACGCTCTTGTACATCCCAGGGATCTGCTGCTTCCTTTTCATTAATGCCTTCAATGATGCAATCAAGAACTCGTGAGGATTGATCGAATGCAGCACAATTACAACAACGCGCAGACATTACCGTCTCCACATCGCTATTCCACATTTCAGCTTTTTTCTCCCAAAAGCCAGGATCAGGTACTTCCGGATTTAAGGGGCCATAGGCAAAGTTCTTAATCGTCCAATTGCGATTTTTGATATTTTCTTCAATATCAGTTGTTGCGCGAGGACACGATTCGCCAACCTCGGTTACGGTTTTATTAAGAAGAATTCTTACCTTAGGTTCCATTAAGCTGCTGCGACACTAAAAGTAACTACTGCAGCCGTGCCGCCAGACTCACTAACAAAACGAGGACGAATAAATTTAACAGGCCGCTCGCCCACACTGTGAACAACGGTTCCATTGGCCGCAATAGTCTGATCAGCAATGATGGGAGCGTAGTTAGTACCATCAATACTACCCTCAAGTCGAACCACAACGTTGGTATTGATTGTAGCAATTGTAGTAATTAATGTATAAGATTGAGTACTGCAGAGATCATTTACGCCAACCTCTACGGTGGTCCCGAGTCCCGGCGCAGTTAGGGCTGAGCTGTTACTAAAAATAGTATCTTGAAAGAAATAGCCTGCCGCCATGATCATCAATATTTTCTTTTAGTTTAATTCAGCCCTTGTTCTTTTTCTCGTATTCCTCTTTTGTCATCCACTTCTGTTCGCCCCACCGCTTTAAAGATTTTTGTCCCTCAGTCCGTTCGCCTTTATAACCACCACCACCTTTCTTATAGGCTTGCGCTAAAAGTTGGGCCTTACGCGCCGACCATTGGCCTGGTTTACCACCTTTAGAACCGGCTTTGATCCTGGCCTTAAGACGTTCTCGAAGTTCTGGTTTAGTGTAGGCCATCAGAACTGATTTTGGGTTGGCTTCATATTAAGGATAACAGGGGGAATGCTATCGCTATGACTCCGATCAACTTCACGCATATAAGCAGGATTATTCATCTGATATTTCGGATCATTAGAACCGTTGTACCCAACTACGTAACCACAACGATTTGCGGATTCTTGACGAGCAGTATTAAACGGATCGCTAAAGTTAGGAGTTGTCAATTGATAATCCTGGTACATATTTTGGTATGTCACAGGAAAGCTCGGATAATAACCAGGGACGGCCGCAAACCTCATCAGGTTAAATAATTAGGTGTCTGGTTAAATTCTCGAGTGAGCATAGACACCGGATCAATCATTGAGCGGACCTCTGGTGTTTCAGCAGACAAAAACTGCTGCCAATACGACCTTAAAAAATCTTGGGCGGTCTGTTTATTTTTTTGATTACCAACAATGATATATGTATCAGACGGTGAACTTGATTGAGCAATATTTGTTGATATCGGCATAACATCGGTTAACTTGCCCTCAGGGGTTTTATACCTGCCAGTGGCAATCCACTGTAAAAGTTCTGGAGAAGCCTTTGCTTTGTTTTGTAGGGCAAGATGCAAATGAGTATCATGACCCGGATCTCCGGGCCCTAGCGCCTCAGTGAAAATGCCAGATTTTTTGGCTCTATATGCTAATTCACCTGTCCGCTGTTTCCAGGTAATTGGTTTACCACCTTCAAAAGCTGGCGCCACGTCTGGGCGCCAGTCGGTAACATCAATTGCCTTACCAGAATAATGATACGAATTTGGAGCGTGCTTTCCTACTTTTCCAAAAGCAGGGTTCTCACCAACGCGAAGACCGTACTTTTGCAATTCTTTACCAATGTCGACAATTGAGTACTCGTTCATTTACGTCGTACCCAAATTATCAGGAGTTTGGTTGAAAGCAGCCATCAACATTGCGGCCGGATCGATACCAGATTTGATCTGCGGTGTTTGACCAGCTGCAATATTTCTCAGGATGTAATCATCTAAATAAGATGCTGGATCACGTTGCGGCTCCTCATCAGCAAAAATGAGATAAGTCCCCCCACGGGCAGCCGTTTCTTGAGGCTGTGTCAAGCCTTGAACGGCTTGTTGAGCCTGCGGTAAAAACTCTTTATATTTACCAGTTTTGTAAACAGACCAAGCACCTAATCCTTGGCTACCTAAAATCTCTTTTGCTGCTTTAATATTTGTAGTTGGCTCAAATAAATCTTTTTCAGTTTTTAATCCAAACTGCTTCATCCTGGCCGGACCGAGTCCGCCATACATGTTTACTTGAAATAATCCGTAAGATCTATCTAAGCCTTTAGGATTAAAGGCCTTTGGGCGACCACTAGATTCTGCCAAAGCAATAGCAGTCATCGTGGGAATTTTTTCCTTAGAGACGCCCTGCTGCTGTAGCAGTGATGCAATTTGTTGTGCGCTTAATTGCTCCATGGCGTTAGCGGAAATCGTTTGAAAGCATAAGGCGAGTGCCGACAGCAACGTCGGCAGGGCCTGGTAGCGCTTGAATAAATTCAGCGCCTTCTCGGTTGAACCGATACCGAGCTTGCTCGGGATTTCGGTAATTGGGGACATACAGATGTAGGGCTAATCGATCCGTCTCGTATAAATAAATTGCCGTCCAAGTTTTCAGCGTGTCTCTGAAGTCAGAGGTCGCAATCGTACGATCAACGTCACCGGCTATGCTCTCAATACGACTACGTGGGACGGTATTATTATTCACGCTGCCAGTCATGTCAGTGCGCTTTTCAGCCTCGTCGCACCGACTGATCTGTTCGACAATTTTTGAATACCAAAACGAATCTTGGATGTTGTTGACAGCTTCCTCTAGACGCGCTTGGTCACCAGCCGGAACAGACGTCAGGTTATAACCCAGGTGCCAACGGACTTTAGACTTGAGGAAGGTATCGAGTTGCATTACTGAAACGAAATGCGTTACAGGTATACCATCTCAGATATACCCAGTAACACACTAGCACGCGCAAATAATTACTCGACGCGCACTAGATTTTCTTTAAAAATTTCATCCCAGTCAATACGTTTAATACTTTTTAATTGCTCTAATTTTTGAAAGCGCTCTCCGGGAAGAGACATCTGCAAATCTTTAATATCGCGTGCAGTTTTTAATCCAACACCAGGTAGTGAATCAGCAATCTGACGTGCGCTGGCGGTATTGATATTGATCCGCGTATCCAATGGAAAGGTTTCTTTTTTGGTTGGGACTGCAGGTTTAACACCTTCAGACTCTAGCTGTGCAGTTAAACGCTCCTCGGTGCGGATTTTCTCCGTCGTCGCATCCAGATGAGGAGACAAATCCGCTTCGTCAATGTACAGAACTTCATCTTGAGAATCGATGCACATGACGATTCCATCGCCATGCTTTGCAATCATCTCAACCAAACCGCCGGTCACACGGTATTGATACAGCATCGTTGTAATTTAAGTCTCTGCTTAGCCTAACAAACTAAACCCAGACTTACAACTGGACACAAAAAAGGGGCCCCGAAGAGCCCCTCCATTTGTATCTGTTTAACAGATCAGCTATCGGTACCGCCCACTTGAGAGGCGAAATCGATGAAGCCTTGAATATCATTCCAGGACACGGCCGAAGCGGGACGCACGTAGTTCACGCGGCACAGCAGGTAAGCAGCCTTACCAGCAGTGGAGTCATCGGAACTGATGTTCACACCGTCACCAGTGATGGTGGTGTTGGTGATGGCATTCAGGTTGTACACCTTGAAGGTGGTATCCGCAACTACCTTGTACATCATCTGGTCAGCAAAGGTGCTGAGCTTGGCAGCGGATGTATCGGTGGTGGCGGCGGCAACCACGTTCAGGAACGGGAGACCGGCGGGAGCCACGGAGCTGGTGCCCTGAGCAACACCGCTAGCACCGATGGTCAGGAAGGAGCTGGCGGCGGAGAGACCGATCAGCTGGGACGAGGGGATACCCAGGGGGTTGCCAGAGTTGTCCGGACCCAGAAGCAGAACTTCGGTATCGGTACCCTGCAGACCACAGGTCACGGGGGAGGCGGGGAAACCAGCCAGGCCACCGGAGGGGATATCCTCAGCCAGGGTCAGCGAAGCGCCATACACATAAGCAGGGCGAGCGGAGCTGGCTTGCACCACCAGGGAGGTGCGATTGTCACGCACGCGGTCGTCGGTACGACGGTCGGGCGAGGGGATGGTGATGTTGAAGCTCTTGAAGCTAGCTTTATCAGCAGCGAGGTTATCGATTTTGATGAAGCCAACCAGCTCGAAAGCTTCAACGCCGGGCCAACCATACACACCTTCAGTGTTGTAGGAGGACAGGCGGTTGATCTGATTACCGGGCTGAAGAATAGCACCGGCTTCTTCTTTGTAAGCAGCCATTGTTAAGTACCTCCCTTATCACTCAGTAATGGTAAAGGCACAGGTCACGAAGTCCTTGTTCAGGTTCGCGAAACCGGCGTACAGCTGCCAAATCAGGATGATGAAGCGGCTGAAGTCGTCGTTGTTGTTGATCAGAACTTGGGCGTTCGGACCACCGATGCCCACACCAACAGCCTGAGGACCGAAGAACAGAGCAGGAGGAGTGTCGTGGGAAACAGAGCCGTCGCCATCGTTGATATCAACGGTGATCGACTTGGTGGGGAAGTTGGTGGATTCGAAGAACCGCACACCTTCAAACACAAAGCCGGAAGGCATCACGGGTTCGCCAGCCACGAACTGAGCTTGGCCGAACTGACCGCCACCGTAGATGGCGGCGTTAGGAGCCATGGCACCCATCAGAGCATTGGGCATGCCGGCACCAGGATAACGAGCCACTTCGCGGAAGCCTTGGTCGGCACGCAGGTCCTTCATGAAGGAAGGATCAGCGATACAACGGTAGTAGCCGTCAGCAAACACGGGCACGTTACGCTTGCGGAGGCTCTTAACAACGTTCAGAAGGTCGGTCTTAACGTTGAACTTGAAGCGCTCGGAAGCGTATTCGGTAGCGGTATAGGTCGCCAGAGTGGTGGAACCAGTCTTGGCGTGGTTGTTCGGATAGTAGTAACCACCCTGGGTGTCGGAGGACTGACCACGGGACTCGGCCTTGAACAGTTCATCCAGAAACACACGATCGCGCCAGCGGCGATAGTCGTCCAGCAGGGTCAGCGAACCGATGGACTGGTGGAACATGTTGAGGTTCCCGGTGTCCAGCAGCAGGCGCTGAGCGGTCATCAGAGTCTCGCGAGCAATCTTGAAGGTGCTCGGGAGGTTGGCGTTGTTCGGGTCAGCAGGACCGGTGTACTCACGAAGAGACACCAGCACCTTGTCCTTCACGATGGACCGGCTGTTAGCAGTACCGATGGTTTGATCCTGGGTACGCTCACGGTTGGTCTTCGTGCCGGGGTTACCCCAGAAGCGGTAACGATCCAGTTGGACGGTTTGACCAGGCTGTTTGGTGAAGTCGTGGACGACCACAGGCTCGCAAGCCATTTCCACGAT